ATATGCCTCATCAAGGTTGAGCAGACAAAACTTAAACACTGGAGCAAGCTATTTGATTTCAATCTTAGTAAATAGTTTTTGATTTTGATCAGGCTTAGAGAAGATAACAATTGATCCATCAAAAGAAGATACTAAATCATCAAATTGTTGCATCATCCTATCTTTGAATTTGCTTGATGCTGAAGGTGGATTGAAATCAGTGATGATAATGATATCCATCTTTCCAAAGTCGTCTTTGATAGTCGATAGAGTACCGCCCTTATTTCTTTGATAGTCATCATATCTTAACTCAAACAATTCTTTGAGAGATAGAAAAGCAATTCTAGGAGCTCCAAACTGTGCTTGATTTGGATAATGCACCTCAAAGAGATTTTGCTTAAAGATACCTACTGCCAATTTCTCTAATTGAGTTTCATCATTTCCAACGATTTGAAGCTTGTGTTTGCCCCCTGTGCATATATCCACTACCAAATCTCTATTATCATCGCTTAGAGTGCCTTTAAATTGCTGAATAGAGATATCTTTATGTTCAGCCTTAAAGTTAACATAAGGCAATTTCAATTTTCTTGAGATATGTATCTGTCTTGACTGGGTAGGCCAAACATCATTTAGATCATGAATTGAGTAGTATTTACCAGTATCTTCACAAGCCTTAAAATTGGATGAAGCTTTAGGTAGTTTTGAATTTAGCTTTTTAGTTTCTTGATTGACATATAGCAGCTTAGCAAATTCTATTGCCTCCCAATTTGTTGACGGTAGATCAATGAATGGATTTGCATCATGATTGACTTGAGATTGTACTTGCTCAGGCTGAACGGTCTCGATCTGTGTTTTCACTTTTCTTTTATTTATTTTCTTTTGATTATCTTTATTAGATATATCTTTATTTGGGGGGTAAAATTCCCCTGATTGATTAGGGGATTTTTCCCCTGATTGATTAGGGGATTTTTCCCCTGATTGAACATCAGATTTATAAAAATCAGTGTATGTTCTCCAGTATCTAGCTAAACAAAAATCACTTAAGATCAGTTTGTTGACTGACAGACTTTTCTTTTTGATGATGATGTTGGCCTTGATCATTTTAGGGATTGCATCTTTTACTTGATCTTCGGATAATCCAATCAATTTACCAATGAACGCATAAGATACACAAATAGATCTACCATCTGATTTATCGTCTAATTCAATGAGCTCAATCATTCTCATCAAGATTGATTTGCTATTGGCGATTGAAGACAAGATATCGCATCGATTGATGTTATTAAGAACGCCAAATGATGGCATAAGCTCACTAAATAGCTTTGACATTGTAAAACCTTTCTTTAAATGATCTTACCTATTGTATCTTTTTAAATTGACATTGCAAAAATAAAATGATACGAATTTAAAAAAACTCACTACAAGGAGAATAAACATGAAAGTCAACTTGAAATTAAATCGAGTAAAAGAAACCACAGGTCTAACTATCGTTCAGATCGCAGAAAAGATGAATGTTAAAAGTCGCATTCAAGTCTATCAGATGATCAAAGAAGAAGGATGCTCTATGAAAAACGCGATGCGACTTGAAAGAGCTACTGGCATCAGTCATCAGTTCTTTTTGTATCCATTGCCTACCGCTCTTCAATTTTTACCAAAGCAAGACTAAAAAATGACTACACAAGAAAACAATGATCAGCCCAATCAATCTAATAAGTTTAATGATGGATGGGATCACAATGTAAGAATTTCAGATATGATTTCAGACGGTCAAATCTTTGATGAAGCTGATTTAATCGCAAGTGCTATGAGAGCAGCTAGGATTATTTCAACGCTCATGATCGATGGATACGATGAAATCAAAGAGATGATTTTTAGGCTTATTAAGTCCGATGACATGATGCTTGAGCATACTCTTTGCATGCTTTTCAGAATGGCTGTTAGGATCAGGGCAAAAGGCACAAAAGAGAATCCATCACCTATTACTATCCCAGCGATCATCGAAGAGTATAAAGCTAGACATTCTTTTAATTCTAAAGAATTGCCACATTCTCAGCCCCCTGAGATGATCAGCCAATTCGTGATGAATTTGTCAATCAATCATGATCCTTTTGTCTTATATCCAATTGCATATGCTGAAGTGAAAAGGCATGTTCATTTTTATGTTACCTCTCAAATCGTTGCCTTAGATTTCTTTAAGGGAAAGCTTCTTAAAGAAGGCTATGATATGGCATGGGTAGAAGATCGACATAAGGCTAAGGTTGATCTTTATAAGCAATTGCTCCCAGTGGAAAGCGAACAATTCAAGCATCAAATTGCTAAAACGATTCAGATGATGCGAGCAGTCCCAACTGGAGTGAGTACCGACCTCGCTGAATTGGATAAATATTTAAAGCTTCAAAAGGGATGCCTTTACTACATTGGGGGGCGTCCAGGTGTTGGCAAGACTGCATTAGCTTTGCACCTTTTAAAGCTCAAAGATATTTGCAATCGCAAGACCATATTTATAAGCCTTGAGATGAGTCAAGATCAGTTAATCGCAAGACTACTTTGCTCAGTCAGTGGAATCGATTATGCAAATATTAAAGATCGATCTTTAGATGAAGCACCGATCAAGGTAGTAGAGAAGATTGTTGATGCTGCTGAAAAGCTTGAGGCCTTGAACATAACACTTGTTGATAAGGGAGTTAGCGATATCGCTTCTGCTGTGTCTCTTTGCAAAAACATTTTAGATCATCAAGGCGAATTGGGGATGATTGTGATTGACTATCTCCAATTGATGAAGGGATCAAGTCAGAATAAAAATCAAATTAGAGAGCAAGAAGTTAGCGAGATCAGCAGATCATTAAAGTTGCTTGCCAAAGAATGCGATTGCCCTGTTGTGTGCTTAACTCAAGTTAATAGAGAGGCAGAGAAGAGACAAGACAAGCGACCAGGATTAAGCGATCTTAGAGAGTCGGGGTCTCTTGAACAGGATGCGGATGCTGTGCTGATGCTTTATAGAGAAGACTACTATGCTAAAGAGTTTTCAGTTGATGCTGGTCAACTTGAGATTATCGTTGCAAAAAATAGACATGGATCATTGGGAACAGCCAAAGTTAAGTACGATCGCAATACTCAGACAATATCAAATCTTGATAGTTTTTAATCTTTTGTAAAAATATTTTTTATCTTTGTTAAAATTTTATTTGACATCATTATGATTTTATCATACAGTCATCTTATCAACAAAAACAAATGATCATCAAGGTCAGAAAGCAGATAACAAAATGCAAGTTCAAATCATCGATATCCAAACACAAGAAATCTTAGCTCAAGGTTCAATCGATCAAGTCAAAGCCATTTATGAAGAAGAAGATGTCTTAGAAGCAATCGATCAAGCCGCTGAAACTCAAGAAGAAGTAATTGTTTACGGTTTTGTAGGCAATGGTATCAAAATCACCGCAACAGAAGAAAGCAGATCAGAAATGCACCAATCACCAGTAGATCAAATTCTCAATGCAACAAGTCGCAAATTCGATGCTGAATTAGATGGTTGCGATGCTCTTGTTATCCCTACCAACTCAATGGCTTATGGC